TCTTAGTACAATTGCCTTGGATAGGTTTGAACGCTCTATAAATTCGAATTTGCGCCTTTCGACCAATTTCGGCTGCTGGACCTTGACCAATACAGGGACGAGCAATTGGATTTTCTTAAATACCTATACGAACTCTATACCAAAATATCCCCTGGCGAGCTCTTTTCTCTATTCGCCTGCGGCAAATCAGCCCCTCACATTTTGGTTCGATGCGGCAGATGCTACAACCATAACGACAAGCGGTATCGGGGTAACTCAGTGGAGAAGTAAAACAGGTGGATTAGTCTTAGGAGAACCCTCTATTGGAGCCGTCCCAAGCATTATTACAGGTGTAAGAAATGGCCTTCCAGTAGTAAGGTTTACTCGCTTTTCAAGTACTGCTTTAACATCTTCTAATTTACCATTTGTTGGAACAAATTCTTTAACAATTATGGCTACATTTCAACCAGCTGACGACGAGAGTGGTTGGATTTTTTGTGTAAATAATCGACTTTCAAACATTTATAAAGGAAATATTGTATTTGGACGTGATGGACCTCCTACTGTTTATAATAGAACTATTGGGCCTCAGGCACTTATGACGTTACAAGATACTCTACAGCAGGATGTCTATGTTCCTGAGCCTTCAGGCACTAACTGGAGGATTATGACATTTATATGTAACAGGGAGATAGGTCGATCTACATTGTATATTAATAGTTCAAACTATACTAGTACAAGTTTAGGTCCTGATATAACATCTTGCTTAGATAGTAATATTTACAAATATAATATAACATTAGGGTGTCAAAATGAGGATCCAGGAATACCTGGTTACACTTATAGTTATTTTACAGGGGACTTAGGAGAACTTCTAGTGTTTACTTCGGCCCTTTCAGACAGGGATCGCTTCAAAGCTGAATCCTATTTGGCTAACAAGTGGGCTTTAACATCAGACATAAGCGCAACAAACCCCTATAAATCAGTTCAGCCTACATTTGCTAACTAAATAAGGAACCGCCAGGTGCCAAAGTTAAGAACGCCCCTTAAGGGGCGTTTTCATTCACGTGCCCCTGGGCGGCACGACAGTCTAACTGCCTCAGATCGCACTCCTATGGAGTGCTTAACTTCGGCACTTAGCGGAATCTTTATCGTGGGCAGCAGCGGCCAGCGTTCCATGATATATTCCGTCCCTTTAACAAATGTCAGCAATCACTCCGAACTCAAATCAGGCTTTTATACAAGTTGATTTAAGGTCGTCAATCAGGGTGCTACAGCTTCCAACGGCATCGACAATTTCAGGAATTTCAACGACAGGAAAAGTTCTGTATATTACCGATCGGTATGGCATGGCTGCTGCGAATCCACTCATTATTACACCACAATTAAACGAAACTATTGATACATCATCAATTGCTACGGCACTTACGCAAAATAATCAAACGATTGTTCTCGCTGCGAGTGGAGCTTCGAATTGGATGGTTCTAGAATCAGATGTCCCCCCCCCTCCTTTTTCACCCGATCAAATCCCTGGCTTAGGTCTCTGGTTAGATGCTTCTGATTCATCAAAAGTCATTCTATCCACTACAACAACAAGTACAATAGCGGTAAGGACTAAAGGCGTGGGACAAAATGGAAATCTCATCCAAACAACAGCGCAGATGTATCCCCAAATATCAACCTCTTTCATTAATGGATACAGTGCGTTTGCTTTCACCTCATCGATAAATGCTGCAACATCCCTATCTAACGCAGTAATGCCCCATAATAGTACTGGATACTCTATATTTGCCGTTGGATTTCTGAAAAATCCTGCTTTTCAAGGTACAAGTACTGTTCAGTGCCTTTTGAACGGAACTACAACAAATAATAGTAATCTTTTCTTTGGGGCAGTAGGATGTAATTTTGCTGTTTGGAATGGAAATGGTACCACCATTCGCTCAAATGTTGCCGCTTCACCGAATTGTAATGTCCAGACACTCTGCTTGATACAAGCTAGTTTAGAAGTGAATAATATATATCCAGCTGTAAATTCGAGACAATTAAACCCTATACTTAGCACAGTAGCGCAAACAAATTTTACAGGAATTCAGATAGGATCGCAAATCAATAATTCGAATGCTTGGAATGGATATTTGGGAGAATTACTTTTTTATAATTATAAACTACCGCCGAGACTGGAACAACGTGTACAATCCTATTTAACATACAAATGGGGAATTCCCACAACGACCTTGACAACAGGCGGAAATGCCTTTGTCAACGGACCAACCCCTTTTACACCATTCGACCCGTATAGTGTAGGAAATTGTATGCTTTGGTTTGATGCTTCTGATAAAACAACACGTTTTCAAGATACTGGCTTATCCATTCCAGCTCTTAAATCTGGAGATCTTGTCCTCGGCTGGAAAGATAAAAGTATTTACAGAAATCACGCTAGAGCAATAGGTGTTACAAGAGGTATTCATTATACAAGTAAGGAGACAACAACTTGCGATTCTGTATATTTTACAGGAAACCAAGAAAATGGGCTTGTTCTCTCTAATTCACTTCTTCCAACTGGTGATGCCACGTACTTTTTATGCTTGCGTATGTTTGATATTACTTTACCCTTTAACTCTGTATTTTTTCAACATGGTGGATCAAATGGTGGTCTCCCTATTAGACGTATATTTTTTCAGCGCAATGGTATGAATTTCTATTTTTCTATACTTAGTGGAAATAGTTCACCTCCAGGTAACGTATCAATCCAACCTGTTCAAAACGGGAATAAATTTATTATTATATCATTCACTATCTCCTCTAACTCAACCTCCTATGGGTATGATGTTACCCCAGGTCCTACAACTTTAGGTACCTTTGTCTATTCAAACGGTCTAACAGGGTCTTATACACCTACTGGAAACGCAAATATAGGATCAAATGTTGTTGCAGGAGGATTAGCTGAGTTACTTGTATATAGTAATATTCTATCTGATTCTTCGAGGCAACAGGTTGAAGGTTATTTAGCCTGGAAATACAATAATTTATGGCAGAGCTTGTCGAATGGACATATATCTCGGGCCGTCCCAACCTATAGTAATTCTTTCGCTTCAAATATATTAGTTTCTGTAAATCAAACTTCAGCTTCTGGTCGAATTGGATATACAGCTGTGAGCTATAATAATGGAGTTTCGTGGATACGATCATCAAATGGATTTGGATCAGAAACACAAGATACTGCTTATGGTATAGCAACAAATGGATCTTTATGGGTCGCCGTGGGTCGGCCAGGAAGTGGATCCAATATTCGGTATAGTTATAATGGAATAAATTGGTCAAACGCCATATCAGGTGCGTTTGCGACAGGGGTAACAGGCAGAAATGTTGCATATAATGGAACAAATCTATGGGTTGCGGTTGGTGAATTTAGTTCAGCAACTGGGTCTGCTGCCTGTATAAAATATAGCGGTGATGGGCTGAACTGGTCCAATGGAAATGCCAGTGTATTTACATCAACTACTACATACCCTTTATGTGTAAGATATGGAGGTGGTGTATGGCTTGTTGGATGTATTGGGCTGGGTACAGGAAATCTCCTGAGAAGCACCGATGGAAGTAATTGGACACAATTATCAATCAACATAGATGAACGTATATCAGCAGTAGCCTATTCTTCTGGTCTAAATAGATGGATAGCTGTTGGAAATAATCTTAATAGTTATACAAGCCTTTCAAATGTACAGGTAAGCACTAATAATGGAGACTCATGGCGAGGTGTTGCCAGTCTAACAGGCATTGCTAATAATTGGACATTAGGTGTAGCAGCAGCTGCTAGCCCAACAATGTTCATTTATGCTATGGACGCTAATGCAGATAATAATGGTGGTAATTGTTTACGATATTCTACAGATGGTTCCAATTGGATAGGTATACAAGGAGTTTATTTTGGTGGCGGATTTAATGTAGGACACGCTGGAGCAATTACCTACAGCTCCACAAGTTCACGATGGATAGCAGGGGGTGTACGAGTTGATGGAACATCTCCAGGGTTATGGTTCAGTGATAATGGTTTGAATTGGTCTGCCTCACTAAGTGGATATCCAACAAGTGTTTGTCAGGGACTTGCTAGTACATAAACCACCAGGTGCCAAAGTTAAGAACGCCCCTTTAGGGGCGTTTTCATTCATGGGCACCTGGGTGGCACGACTGTCTAAGTTCCTCAGATCGCACTCCTACGGAGTGCTTAACTTCGGCACTTAGCGGAACAGCCAAAACATATAATTCACATTCAAATCTGCGAACTAGATACTTCCTTTTAATACTCATTCGTAACACAGAATGAGCACAGGCGCAGGCTCAGGGTCAACCTATGGCCTCCTCCGCCCTGGCGGCGATATCGTCACCCTCTTAGATCTCACACCCAGGGATGTCCAAGATGGTGAGTACTTCCCCCTCCAAGCTCAAAAAACATGGTGGTTGCCCGACAGTGAACGCCGCATTCGCCCCTACTCCCTCAGTGTCCAGCAATTCCCTTTCCGAGGACCCACCGCATTCGGTCAGCGATTCACCTTTGACATTGCCTCCACAACAGCAGGAGATCTCCTTCTATCAGCCGTCCTCCAGATCAACCTTGGCCACTGGTTTGACCAGACCACTCTCGCCCGCATCCAGACAAAAGCCTATACCTTCCAAAATCCACACGATGCCTGGTATTACGCAAATAGCCTGGGGTCCGTGATTCTCCAGAAAGCTGAGTTAGAGGTGAATGATCAGACCATCGAGGTTGTAGATGGTGATTTCCTCAATGTAGCAAGCCTTCTCTTCCAAGATGTAAACAATCAATACGGCTTCGCCGTCGACGGCCTCGGCCGCAGACCCTTTAACACCCTCCAGCAAACACCCCAGACACGTCCTTTCCCCTGCCAAACCAATACCATTTTCGTACCCCTCCCTTTTTTCTTCCAACGAGTTCGTCTTCAAGAAGTACTACCGCTCCTCGCCTGTAAGGAGAACTCCGTGCGCATCCATGTCACTTTGAGACCTTTCCATGAATGTGTACGTAGAATCACTGGAATCCGCAGTTGCCCCACTGAAGTTCCACTGAACTTGACAATCCCCCTGATCGATCGTCGTGGAGAACTTCAGCTTGACATCACTGCCACAACATCACAGACACCTCCAGCGTTTGAAACAATCCAACTCATCACAACAACGGCACAAACAGACGGTGAAATCCGCCAACGTATCCTGCGCAGCCCCTTTGAGACTATGGTTCGTATCGTCGATACATTTACGTTCGATGAACCCCTCAAATACTTGACCAACAAGTCAACAGCCGATACCATACAGCTCCAGCTGCCCCTTGAGGTGAATCACCCCATGGAAGAAATCCTCTGGTTTGTCCGTCGCAAAGCCGTGTCAAATAACAATGAATGGACCAATTACAGCAATGTACTGTCAACTGAATATGATCCTATCTACAATCCGAGAAACCCGATGTTACAGAACGCCATCCTACAACTGAATGGTACAGAACTTGTGAATCAGGAGGAACAATGGTTCCGCCAACACATTGCCTTGAAACACAAGGGAGGCGCAGCGGCTTTCGAGAATTTCATCTATGGATATTCTTTCGCCGATACCCCAGGAGAACACCAACCGTCAGGCACTGCGAATGCCTCACGGTTACAGTCTGTTCGTTTAACACTGGATATCTCACCCCCTGGTGGTGCCCAGGCTCAAGACTGGGAAGTTAAAGTCTTCGTGGTCAGCCTCCAATGGCTCAGGTACCAAGATGGTATCGTAAATCGGATTTTTACTGATTAATTATAAAGTTTAATCATATAAATCTCCTATATTAGCGAACAAGTTCACCAAATCCAGTAAAAGGCCCATAGAACTATTCACATAGTTCTTACGACCTTTCGCCCGAGCCTCTTCCTTTAACACCTGCGTATCATAGGCCACGAATACGGCGAAAAGCCCGGTTCCTATCATTGCCAACCAGTCATTCATCTCCAAGGCAATATTCCGCTCGCCTTCCCCGCCGAAAATCTCGAGTCCAATCTGGACCAAGCGAGCCAGGATCAAGCCGATCAGACCAGCCATCAAATACCCGCCAAAACCGAGCAAGTTCTGCTTGTCGGCGAATCCAGCCACACTCATGGCCACAAAGATTCCAACCACCATCGCCAATACATCATCTAACACCTTCTTCTCGCCAAGGCGATCGACCAGGGGAGTCAAGCTCTGACCAAGTAAAGCACAGAAAGCCGCAAAGACTATATACTTGAGAGGCCCAGGGCTCAAAGCCACAAGGACAAAGATCAGGGGGAATGTCAATAGCGCAGAGATCAGGGGCCACCACTTGTTTTGTGTTAGAGGGTATTTGCTGCTGGCCGCAATAACGGCAGAGGCACCAGCCAAGTGGGCATAGACAATTCCCATAAAGTTCGTCATTCTAGCAAGGCCGCACAAAATCCTTCCAGATTCCCTCCTAACCCGTCAGATGGCATCGGCGGGTCTACTCAGGCTGCTGAACTCCGGCCTCCAAGATGATCGCCTTTTACCCCCAGAACAAGAGGCAGACCTGGATCCCCTCAAACAACGGGCGACCAAGGGTGGCCGCTTCACTACCGAGCTCGTCCGTGTGGATTTCGACAACCGCCCTGCCTTTGGAGTACAAGCAAAGGCCACGATTCCTCGGAAAGGGCACTTGATTACCAGGGCCTACCTCGTGGCCCGCATGCCAGACATTCGCACGCAGCAACAGGCCGCTCGTGCCTGGTGTCAGACAAATGGCAAGGACTTCGCTGGACCGACCTTTGGCTGGACGAATTCCCTTGGCCACGCCCTAGTTTCCCAGGCTCAGGTGACGATTGCCGCTAGTCCCATTGATACAATTGACGGTCGCCTGCTCGAAGTACTCGATGAATTCCACACACCCCTCGAGAAGACCACGACCGTCAACCGCCTGCTCAAACGCAAAGATCACGGGTTTACCCCTACCTCTTTCGGATTCAACATCACGAATGAAGAAGTTGTGGTCCCCTTGCCCTTCTGGTTCACCCGTGATCCTGCCGCCGCACTCCCCATTGATGCCATAGGTACTGACCCTGTTCAGATCAACATCACCTTCTCCCCTTTAGCATCAGTCTATGTGAGCACAGCACACACCTTTAACATAAATGGACAGGACAGCTACTTCCCCCTCCCTTCTTCTCCTTTTTACTACCTTGACAACACTCCTAGTTCTCAGCTGATAAAAGGTCTGAATGGAAACCCAGCAGTTGCTGCTGCTCCAGTCTCGAAAGTTCCCGCAATTCAAATGCCAGCCCAAGAATCCCTCCTTTTACAGGATTCCTACTTGCTGCTCGAGTACGTCTACATAGATCAGCCAGAGGCCAACAGGATACGCCTCGCAGATCTGAGTTATCCTATTGTCCAGCACTATGCCATACCTCCCTATGACTCCAAAGGCATGGCAAATGTGCGGATTCCTATGCGAGTGCCGAACCCCACCCGTGAATTCTACTTCATGGTCCATCGGCAAGACGCTGACCCCCTGAATGCTCCTTTCCTTGCGACTCGAGACTTGAGCGGCCTTCCCATGTTTGACTTGAGTGGTGTTGGACCTATCGCCCCTTGGTGGCCTGATGCTAGCGGACTCAATACAACAACCTTCTTACCCTTGATCCCCGCATTCAGTCAGCTCGATTCTGAGGCCATTGACTCCTTCGCCCTCCAGTACGAAGGCAAGATTGTCAGATATGCGACAGATACACCTGCCTTTTTCAGGTCGATTCTCCAGAGCGTCGAACAAACAAAAACACCTTGGCACAATAAATATTACTATCATATTCCATTTGGCACACAGCATGAACAATTCGGGATTACAAATCCAATGGGTCATGCAAATTTAGATAAAGTCCAGAAAGTCGATCTCGCTATTCAATTCAAGCCCATGCGAGGAAGCCAGTCCGTAACGAATCTTCCCTCTTACACAATCTATGTATGGGCCGAAACATACAATATCCTCAGGGTCTATGGAGGACGGGCTGGACTGCTGTTCGGTTACTGAGGCTCCGCCGCCACAACAGGCCGCTTGAAAAAGGAGAGGCGACCGACATCCATGCTCGAGATCGTGCCCGCAGCCTGCTGGTCACGGTGCTTCTGGGTACGAGCTTCCTCGGCCTTCTCAAGGCTCTGCTTGATCTTCTCGGCCCAGTCAAAGGCTGTCTGCTCTGACGGCCGCAGGCCTCGAGTGAGCAGGGATGGGAATTGCTGAGTCTCGACGGGTGGTGCTAGAGGGGGAATATCGGCCAGCTCCTCCGTGGCATCCTCTCCAGTAGTCTCTGGGGCTGACTCTGGAAAAAAAGGAGGAGTCTTAGGCTCATAAAGTATCGCAGCCTCCTCTTCATCCTCAAACAGTGGCTGGCCGCTCCGAATACTAATCCAGCCATCCTCCTTGAGGGACTGTCGCTGGTTCTTAC